CGTATCAGTTGTTACTATATGACCAAAAGCTGTACCGTCTACAATTAAAAGTTGTGTACCATTATCAGCCATTCCAACATGCCCCGTACTTGTGGTAATAACACCAAGACTTGTCGGCGTTCCATTAGCTACTATTTGATATACAGTATTACCAACTACCGAATACAAATAGTTACCCATAACGTGCATGCCTCTGACTATAGCCGTAGTTCCTGAGGTGCAAAACACAGTATTCCCCGGTGTCCCATACATAGCCACAACAGATTTAGCATCTTCATTATCTACAACGGGGAATAAGTTAATACTCCGCTGTGCGTTAATATCTTTTGACCTACCTTCGTAGGCTCCACCGACAAAGGGAATCTCCATCTTTTACCTACCTATAAGAATCAGAATTTATACTATAACCACCAGAAGCACTTACTGGTAGAACAATTTTTACTGGTTCAACATAATTTGCTGAGTTAAGTGTTGTTAACCTATTATACGAATTCATTGCTGTTAATGCAAGTTCTCTAGATACGGTCTTACCAAACTCCGGGGCAAGCCGTACAGCAAGATTATATATAATAGGTTCTTCATACTGCGCTGGCATAGACAATGTACTAGATGTAGAGCTAAACGAACTAGTTTCTGTAAATGGTTTTAAACTAGTAATTGTAAGTGTTTCTGCTGCATCCGGCACAGGGTATAAATAAACATTTACTCTTGGAAAAGTGTACTGAGGATAAAGAGAGTGTGGTCTTCTTACAAGAGTTTTTAAACTAATCTGATTATATCTACCCTCTGAAATAATATCTACTGGATGAGACGTACCGGAGGAATCTACAATATACGCACTAAGTACCTGGTTAGGTCTTGCCGTAGATATAGTTCCTCCAGTACCCCATGTATACAAAGACGTGCTAGCAACCAAAGTAACATTCTCTCTTACTGAAGAAAAAACATTAATCTTTTCTGCTGCCCATGACCGCAACATAGATTGCAGCGCAGTCAAAGCATCGGATTGCTCGTCTGAAGTAAGCGATTCACCACTTGCAACAACACCTATTTTTCTTGCAGCTGATTTTAATATTGCGGAAACTTGCATAATTATTTATCCTTTTTTAGTCTTTTTAGTCTTTCTAGTTTTTCTAGTCTTCGGTTTCTTATCTTCAAACGCACTAAAGAAATCTTCTTCCTTTTCCTCTACTTCTTCTGGAAGATCAGCTGGAGATTCAACCCAACCCTCTTTAAATTGTTCTTCTTGTTCTATTAAAGTTTGAAATACTTTACCGGCTCTAAAGTCTTCGTGATAAAGACGCTTAGGCCAACCATTTTCTTCAAAATCTTTGATACTTAACTTTTCTCTTTCGTGTCTGATTCCCGAGTTAAGTAAATTATTTTTACTAACCATTTTTAATTCTCCATAAATTTTTCACACAAAGAAAAGTGTTCATTTGTTAATTTTTCTTCTTTATCAAGCTCGGTTAGTTTACTTACTATAAGCTTTTCTATAACCTCTCCAAACTCAATATCTTTTTGCTCAACAGTATCCTCTGACCAAGTAAGTCGATCTTCCGCTTGTTTAAAGTCTAAAATCTTATTCTCCGCCTCAGAAAATGATAACTCCTCTTGCATTACACGAATAAGTTTCAAATTTGTAAAACTCCCCTCTTTCGGTAAAATCTGACTTAAAATAATTCTTTCTCTTACATCAAGTTTCATCTTTTTAATCTCCTGTTTCCTGGGGTTATTCCCGAGAAGGCTGACCAGGAATCAGCCGTTCAAGCCATGGACTCTATCTCGGGAAATTGGTTTTATTAATTCCATGTACTCTTGTCAAATATAGGAACATAATAATTTGTCCCTGCAATATCAACAACAATATGGTGCGATGTTTCAGTAAGGGTTAACGCGTTTGTATTCGCTGCAATCCCACAATTAGTAGCCGCTGCAAACTTAAACGCTTTTGTAATACTCCCCTGCCCACCAACATTCTCGCCAGTGAATAAAATACCAACAGGTAGGACAGCCGCCGCAGTAGCTCTGATATGAAAGCCTGCTGTAGCGTTATTTGTTTGGCAGAACGCCTCAACACCAAAATCGGTGTATCCCTGCATTCTTGCTTTTACTGCTAATGTTACACCCGCAATATTATCAACTGCATTACAATCAAAATAACCTGCAATCAATGGCTGGTCAAGCGTTCCGCCTGTTGCAATTGAAGCTGTACCAAGAACACCATAACAACCACCAGTATCAAGAAGAGCATGGGCATGACCACTCATAGTACAGTTACCAAATACACCGATGAACTGATTTGCAGAATCGCCCGTCTGTGCTACGGTAACATTCATCCTGCCATACATAGCATAATTCTCATATGCAAGATGGTTTATATTGCATCTTATATAATGACCCATTATAAAACCATCCGCCATTGCCGCAGATGTTGCCATCGTGGTATAATTTGCCATGAAGTTACTGCTATTTGTAACAGCGGCTGTAACATTTACCCTGGTCACTATCATTTCCGTTGTGTGCGCCCCAAGAGCAAGCGCTGTGCCAGAGGCATCTCCAGCGATTAAAATACCGCCCAAATTAGCACTCTCGCCCCAGACTCCAGAAATATGAAGAGCAGCAACTGAGGTAGCGCCAGTTATGGCAAGCCCGGTTCCGGTTGCTCCTATAGAAATTCCAGCCGTGGTTTGAGCGCCTATTGTAATACCCGTCACACAATCTGCAGAAACATTAAGACCAGTTGTAGTTGCAGCTGCAGAAATTTCAATACCATCTGCACAAATACCACTAATTTTAATACCATCTGTTGCTGTACCGGCTAACGACAGCATAGTTGTACCAGTAAACGCACTGGTAACCGCTATAGCAGTAGTACCATCAGCCGCTATATTAATACCTGTTGTAAAAGCACCAGTTATTGAAACCGGTGTAGTAATAGCTCCAGTTAATGAAAGTCCCGTAGTAGCAGCTCCCATTTCCAATGTTTTAGTTGCTTCATCCCACTCAAGTGGACTATACCTTAAATTTAAACCCATTTTCTTATCTCCTATTAAGCCCTGCTTTAATTATGGTAGATGTAACTTGTGGCCTAGTCAGCTACATCTACCAGTTTACTATTATTCTCCCCAGAGTCTTACAGCAAGTTCAGGATATAAAGTCTTAATCCCGTACAATATGTCCATCCTTATAATCTCTTCGTCGGCATCTATATCATACTGTTTTACCACTCTAATGGAAACACCGGCATCTTTATCAGTCTGTCGTGAACCCCAAACATTAGCTGGCATTTCCAGCGGCAGGGTTACAAGGCAAAACGCATTAGGATGAAATACAAGGTTCTGTGCATAAGCAGTAGATTCTGTACCAACAAAAGTCATTGCATCGCCATCTACTGGAAGAGCGTCTACATTATCATAAGCAAGATTACCACTACCAGCAAATGTAATAGTTGGTGAAATTGCTAGGGTTGCCATATTACCACCACTAGAGGTAGTATTCGCTGTACAAACCCATCTATGTAGGTTACCGGTACTTACACCAGACATATTATTAACCTGATTAACTGTTGCTACAGTAAAAATATCACCAGCTGTAACAGTACTAGAGCTCGCATTCCAACCATCAGTTGAAAATGTAGTTGCTCCAGTAGCCGGTGCAGTTGCATCAACTAACGGAGTTGCACTTGTAGTAAATGCCCCAGTAGTATGGGTTTTAATGTTCTGATCCATATACAGAGACAGATTAGCAACTGTACCAAGATAACCTTTAGTATGAAGATCAAGTGCTGGTTTCGCAGCAAATGTACCTTTCAAACCATCAGCTAAAGTCCAATGTGCTGCAGGATTCAACATTGCATAACGCATTTCCTGAGGAGCAGATTCATTATCCAGAATTGTCTGACAATCACCAAGAACCTTAAAAGTTGCAGGTGTTGTACCAGGAGTTCCAGCATAATTATAAACATCAACATACAGACCACAAAGATCAGCATCTACCTGATTCGCAAGTGCCTGAGCAGCCGGGGTAATATACCTCGCACTGTATTGTTCAATATTCTGTGTAAGTTCTACAGAGCTAAATGCCCAGGAGACATGTGCCTGTGTACTTACAGTCAGAGTGGTTGAAGGCTCAGAAAGATTGGTATTAGTTCTTGACTGAGCTTTGGTTACCCTAAATTTATTAGGTTTACGTATAGTAATAGTTTCACCTACTTTTCTAAACTCATTCTTATACGAACGATAAACGTGCTGAGACATACCAAGATTATTAGTCAACTGCATTAAAGCTTCTTTTGCTATAATCGTTGGAGTCAATAATGTATTACTTGAAACCATGTTATTTTCTCCTATTTTTTACTTTCTCTCCAAGCTTTATATTCCTTCGGGGACATTTGATCAGGGTCTTTATCGACCACACCATCTGTCCTGACGGGAGATATTGGAGCTGGAGCCTTTGATTGTTTTTTATTTGGCTTGGGCTTAGGCTCTGCCTCTACCTTCCCCAAACTTACTTCGATTTTACCAATTTCTCTAGCAGCTTTTACCAAACTGAGGTTACATATTTTTTCAGACTTTTCAGGATTACTCGCAAGATAATACAAAACATCTTCCGGGCTTTCCGTGTCTAAAAGTATACGCGTAACTTCTGAACTAATAATGAGAGTATCATCAAGTACAAGATCATCAAAGTCTGTGTACTTTTCTTTTCCTCTATCCATTGCATCATCAAGCCCATCGTACGATTCTTCTACATCTTTTTTTGTAGCTTTTTCTTCATCTTTCTTTTCTCCACCTTTTTGAATAGTTTTCAACTTCGCATCAACTTTCCATTCAGCCAAGGCTTCAATAAAATCATCTTCGTCTTCAAAATCTACTTTTAGCGGTTTACTTACATCCGGAATTTTCGCAGTTGCTTTTTGCAATTCTGCTTCTAACTTAGCAATCTTTTCTTCTTTAAGATCTCTTTCACGCTCTGCAGTACGCCACTTTTTCGTCAACTTACCAATCCGCTTTTGTACTGTTTTTGAATCGTTCTCATTTACATCAAGTTCTTCGCTGGTTTTACCAGGTTCTTCTTTTTTTTCTTTGACCGCTTTAACCCCTTCTTCGACCTTTTTTTCAGTCTTTTTTTCGTCATTCTTTTCCTCTTTTTTTACTTCACCTTCTGCAACTTTTCCATCGTCTGTAAGATTGTCTCCATCAGACGAAATAGGTTCAGTTGAATCAACAGAATCTAAGTTAGGATTATCAATTCCATTAACAACTCCTGGGTCTAACATTTCTGCATCTTTAATTTCATTTAACGTCTTTAACATTGCAAGTCTCCTTTGACTTGTTGCAAGCAGCTTAGCCACTTGTTGGGTTAATTGGTCAAAATTTGACCTTTCTTACTTCACTTTTCAATCTTAGTCTTTTCAATCTTAGCTGTTTCTTCTTTTTTCTCTTTCCTCCCTTCAATAAAATCAACAGCTTTCATTTTCGTCTCTTGTCGTATCTGTATAAGTTTTACTTCCGCTTGAGCAAGTTTAACCTTTTCTTCTTCAAGTGCAACTTTTTGTTCTTCAAGTGCTAAATTTCCCTCTTGAAGTTTAACCTGCCCAGCCTGTAATTTCAACTGACCTTCTTGGAGCTTAATCTTCCCATTTTCTATAGCAAGCTGATCTTCAGGTGAGAGCGGAGGAGGTGGTGTAGGTGGAGGAGGCGCCTCACCACTTTGTTTAGCATCTTTAGCTGCTTTAGCTTCTTTAACCTCGGGTGGAAGTAGAAACTCAAGCCGCTCTGAAACTTCCTCCGCTCCAGGCCAGTCCATAGCTTTCGCAAACAAATCACCAATAATTGGAGCAGCTTGTGGGTAGTACTGAATGAACTCTGACATAGACTGCCGGGCTTCTGTTCTTTGTGTAGTAAAACTTGGGCCAACAGTAACTACTACATCATATGTACCTACAGATGTGTCATTTAAAATTTGCTTAATTCCAGACTCTTCTACTTCTTGATTTACACCAACAAACTCTTGCTCCCCATTATCCAGACCAAGTCGTATGACTCTTTCTGTATCAAGTAACCCCGGAGCCATATCCACAAGTACTCTACCAAGTTGTTGAATAGACCGGGCTAAATTATCCACAAAAGAAAAAGTACCAACATCACCCTCTTTTTTCCTTTCTATAATAGCCTTTCCAGATCTTTCATTACTTTGCATACCAAGGCTTGCTTTCTGCAACCCAACTGTATCACGCATTTCCTGGTCAGTGGTCTGAATCCTCTCAATCATTGCACTAGAAGCCTGCGGAGGTACTTCTCTCTTAGGCCACCCCGGTGCTTTCTCATCAAAGTTAACCAGCAGATAAGGATAATTCTTTCTCTGTGCTTCGTTCCACTGTGACTCGTGTCCAGATATCTGTTTCGGAGTAACAAGATAAGGAACTTTTGGTTGCAATGTAGCTATTTCAGTGTCTGTAGAGCTCCAATAATTATACATACGCTGAGCATCTTTAGCTTTTCTAATCAAACCCCGTCTTTTAACCTTTCCACCTACGTTTAACTCTTTACCCCAAATAGGAATAATAGGAATATACTTCTTTCCTACCCATTTTTTCTTCTCAAGCACCTCACTACCTGAAACAAGATACCACATAATATCATAAGATTCTATACGTCTTTTCTGACTTACCACATCACCCTCTTCCAGCTTACTCACAACCCTATCATCATCAAGCAAATAAATAACCTGTTTCCGGGGTTCTTTTACAAAGTACTCTACCAGTCTAACAGTATCTTTTGTACACCAACCAGCAACATACTCGTTACTAACTGTATTAAACTCCATTGGTTCTTTATTATATTTTTCTTTATACTCGTCTCTATCCATATCAGAAACAATAATACAATATTTAGCGTCTGAACAATCATACTCAAGGTGTTTACCCCAATAAATAGCTAACGCATTATCCACCTTTTCAATATAAGCATCTTGGTCAAAAGAAGTATCATTTATATATTTAGTCACAACCCGCATAGCCCCGACACCACAAGTAACTGCGTGTTCAAAGCCATGATCTATTGCTATATCCGCTTTCGAAACATGCTGCACATGTTTAATCCAGCCACCAAGAATCCTAGCAACTTCGGGGTCACCTTTAGAATCTACTGGAATAACCTTAATAGACGGCCTATTCATTCGCTGATCACCAACAACCTGATCAATAAACGCAGACATTTTATCAATAGTTAAACAAGGTCTTCCATCAGCTGTACGCATAGCTTTTACTTCTTCAGGCCATTGAGCTCCATCTACACCAACAAAATTAAGGTCATCAAGAGCAAGTCGATTATTCTCTTCATCTTCATCAACAGCTTTTGTAAACCTATCTTGGACCTCTTTAAGAATTTTTTTATCTGCTTGTGAGCTCATCATTTTACCTCTTTATGTGTACCAACTATAAGTGGTTTATGTAGTAAATCTTTAACAGCTTTTTCTAATGACTTCGCAGATGTAAGCTTATCATACGCTTTTTTATCTACACCATTGTACTTCCATATAGCGTCAGTGTTAAATTTCATAGATAAAACTTTTTTCTTTTCATTATACTTAACTATTTCCATTTTCCCTTAACTCCCCATCCAAGCAGATTCACTACTATGATAATCTCTATACTTTCCAAACTCCGAGTAATAATTTTCTTTATCCTTAGCAAATACTCTTGTACTGTCATTAGAAAAATACTCCGTAATACAAAGTGCATCAGCAATATTCGGACTATCAATTCCCCTAGTCTTTAAATCTTTTTTAGATTCTATAACATACCCACCATGAGCATTAAAACTATATCTAACTGTAGCAAGTTCACTTGCAAGCTGTTGTCCAAGACTCTCCGGCTCCCCACTAACCTTAACATCAGGAAACGAGTATTTCCCAAGTAAACAATTATCTCTAACTCTACACCAAAGCTCATCCCGGAGTTTATGAAACTTTGCAATATTACTTGAAGCCATAGTTACATTTACTTGATAAAGATTCTTCAACTTACGTTTTTCAAGCCAATCAGCAACCCCGGCTCCAACACCAATAGAATCAATCCCAATCCCGTCAGCTTTCAACTCTTGATAAGTCTGGTTAATAAACCCACCAAGATCTATTGTGTTTAACTTTCTAAACGTCTCCCAAGGATCAATTCGTAAGCCTTTTCTCGGTAAAATAATAGAACAATCATCGCCGTATCTAGCTACATCCACACCAAGGTAAAGGGGCTCATCTTCAGCAACTTCAAACTGTTGCCCAATACACTGCTGTGCAGACCAAAGTGGTATAAGCGTGTTTTCATCCTGAAGCGGGGGATTTCCCTCAACCCTAATCCTAAACACATTCGAATCAAGACCATATTTCATAGCAAAGTATTCAGGCATACTTGGATCAACGTTTGTGGAATTTCTTGAATCCCAATGAAACTTTCTCCACTGCTTTTTTATTTCAGCATGAAAATGTGTATCGTAAAAGTAACCAAAGTTCTTAGTCATATTACCAATTAAAAGTACTTTATTATCAGGCTGAGTAATCGCACCCTCTAACGGTATGTAAGTTGGATCAGGAATACCACTCGCTTCATCACAAACTATCAATAAGTGATCGCCATGTAAACCAGCTAAAGTTTCACCCTGCTCTTCTTTTGTAGCTCGAATAGAAGGAGAAATCAGCCGCATCCACCACTCTTTTGGAGCCTCTTTATGCTGAATAGAATCTTTTCTAACTATAAACTCATCAGCTACTATCGATTGCCTAAGCCATTTAGAAATCTCAGAAAGAAATATATCTCTAAGCTGACGGTTAGTCGGTGCAGTTACAACCACTTTCGCATAAGGCCTGGTAACCAGAAACCACAGCACAATCCATGAAGCACTTGCATCTTTACCAACTCCATGACCACTTCGTACAGAAACTCTTTTCTCGTTTGAAATAGCTTGAAGAAGTTCAATTTGCTGAGTCGAAGGGGTAACTTTAATACACTCAACTGCAAATGTAAGAGCACTTTTCTTCCACTCAGTAAGCTTCGCTAAAACCCCTTTATTTATTTCAGTATTCAATTCCATTTATTTTCCACTAAACTTAGCCATTGCACCATCTACCATTTTACCCATATACGGGGCAGCAAAATAAAAACCAAGAATAAGCATAACCGCCCCATTCATCTTCTCCGCATACCCACCAATAATATTTGCAGACTCTATAAGTTTATCTGAATTTGCTACCCAAATAGCTACAACATTTAAAAACATACAAGCAATATACTGAAATAACCAAATAGATACAATGCTTAAAGCAATAAGTCTTCTTGCTAAATTCTGTCCTTTGGTTGCATCCATCCAGTTAACAAGCATTGTTCTAGCTTCCGTAATAGCCTTTGCTTGATCTTCTGCTTTTTCTTCACTGGTATAAACAAGCTTGTCAAGTCCAGACGATACGTTGTTTATTAAAGAAGCTGCTGCTTTATCAGTACCAAAAACCTTTCCTAAAACTGTTCCTATTCCAAACATTACTTACACCCCCAATGTTCAAAGCTAAAATGATTACCATCATCAAAGCGTCCACCCCAACGAGCATCTTCATGAAGCGTTTCCCAATACTCACCAAGTTCACGCCAAGCCGCATGACTACCATCTTTAATAAGTTCACTACCAATAAACAGATTAAAATCATGAGCTAACCGAATTTTATGTACAGAATTCTTCGAAGCATAACTCCGCTTTTCTCCCATCTCACCAAAAACCCTCGGATCACGATACCCGTCACCTTGCGTAAGACCATAACCTTTAGTACTGGCAAATAAAATAAGTCTACCAAGACACGCAGTAAAAACCTGTTGCTTTTCTGAAAGTTTCATTTAAACCCCCCTTAATTTACCGGCCATTCTGTACGTCCAGTTTATCATTCAGCCTAATCACATTAATATTAAGTTCTTGAAGATTCTCAAGTACTTTATCATTAGTAACTTTTTGTTCTTTCCACTGTTCATTATCAATTGATTGTTGAATATGAATTGCTTTTATCATTTCACTTAAAACCTTATTATCAACTTTTTCAGCTAATTTTTGTTCGATTTTAACCTGTTCAGCTTTAAAGTCATCTTTCTGGTCTGCAATAACCGTATTTTGCTGCGTATAAAGAGCTGCGTATGCGGCGAATAAAGCAAGTACTAAATAATTAAAGATACTCTTTTGTCTGCGATCAGTTCCTTTTACAGTTGTCATTTTATTGCTCCGTGTTTAGAGATTAAATTTCCATTAATTAAACTCTTTTATTTATTTCGCTTGAAATAACGCATTAAAATCTATACCATTTACTTTAAAATTTGTCGTAGCAGGGGCACTCCCTAACGCCAAACGCTCATAATACTGCGCTAAATCTACCCCAGCTACTTGAAAACCAGTATTCGCAATAACTGGAGATATTCTCGCCTTTAAAATAGTATTTAACAAAACCCCATTTACTTTATAACTATTCTCTACAGGCAGTGGATAGAAAGTATTATGAAGTTGCGTCATTGCAGTTTTTACATCTGCAAGATTACCAACTATTACATAACCTTCAAAGGGATAAACTCCAATTGGTGTAGAGGTTATTCCATGCCACAAAGACCATTTTACAATGCCTGCACCAAAAAATGATTCAGTAAACCAAATATACCCACTCCCGGATCCATCAGCGGCAGTAAATCCAGGAGAATAAACACCCATAGCATAATTAGTCCCATAAGAAAATATTATCGGCTCATTATTATTCCCGCTAGTCCCAGGCCCTCCTGATAGGGATGAGATTGCTTCTGTTCTAGGATTATATGTCCAGAAAGATGAGAATATATCTGGCATATAACCTGTTATATATTCAAAAAGACCAAGAGTATGTGCGATAGGAACATGAAACTCTACTAAATATTTTATGATGTGTGATGAAACAGCGTGCCCAATTGTAACATCTTTATTTAGAATATGGTTGGAGATAGTTTCTCCATTAACAGGTAACCAAAAAGCCATATTTATCTCTGTAGCAAGATGATTACCGGAAGCGCTTATACCATTCAAATAACTACTACTTGTAGGGCCAGTCCCATCAGCAGAAGAACCAGCCTCAGTAGGATTATAATCTTCACCAGTACCATTAAACTGCGCAGCAGATTGTAATTGTCTCCCATGATCATAGGCATCTATAAACTCTACTCCATTCCAGGTTAAAGACATTATAGCCCCAGCAAATTGAGCGGTAGTGCGTATTGCTAATGGAGTACCTGCTACTATTCCACTTATTGTTGAATCACCATAAGCCATTTATTTTCTCTCACCTCTTTCTATCTTTGTAATCTTTTTACTCAACTCTTGTACAGCTTTTAATAAAACTCCAACCGTGTTGTTAACATCAAAAATATTCTTATCCTTTCCTGCTAATATAATATCTGTATCATCTGCAATAAATCCCACTCGGTATAATTTTTTCTTGTCCCGCTTAAAATTAAACTCTTTCACACTTATACTGTTTACTATTTTAAGAGCATTCTTTTTAAATGTTTTAATATTCTTTTTTAACTTACGAGAAGAAGTAGAATTAAACACAGTAGCAGTAACTGTACCGATAACATCTAATTTTGTACTTGGTGTCATAGTACCAATTCCAATATAGCCAGTAACATCAACTTTAATTCCAGCTAAATTGTTATACGATAATTCTTGACTTCCTGAAATTACTAAACCTATATCTGTAGCTGAAGTAGCTAAAGTCACCGAAGCATGTCCTCCAGGAAGAGACTCTATCTTATCTCGAATAGCGTTTTTAGACGGTGCTACGGTTGTTTCTCCGTCCCAGTCTGTCGTATGATACGGAAGATTAGAGATATTAACTGTCGGCCAAGTAGAACGTTCTACTCCATCAAGTACTATAGAATTAACAGTCATTTTACCAGAAACTGCTCCGCTTTCTCGCATTAATAATTCCATACCACCAAGCGCTGCATTCTTCCCGCCAATATAAATAATCTGATCATCATCATCTTGTTTACTAAACTGACCTAATATTATTCTCTTAGTACTAAGAGAAGAATCCATTTGAACAAGTGTTGCTCTGTTACCAGAATTATCACTATCGTATATATATATTCCACCAAACCTACCGTCAGAATACATACCTTTTATATTTATTCCACCTACACATCTAAAATTAGAAAAATTTCCCCAAGAATTAGCATCACCCGGCGGAGGACTAGCCCCACCAAGTTTTGTCCCATAATCCGCTCCTCCAACATCAAGTCTATCAGAAGTATCAATCAGCATCCCATCACCAGAACCATTTACTATTCTATACCCATTTACATCTAAATTAGTACTAAGTGTAATATCCCCTAAAACAGTTTGAAGGGAACTAACGGTAACTTTTTTCAGTATAGAAGAATCATTAGTATCTGATATCAGCATATAATCATTTGACGCGGGAGTAACTGTTGCATGAGAAGTTATAGAAGTATAGTGTAAATCTAAGCCTAATAAAGGATTAGCATTATCCCGTACCATCCCCGCAGTATGACTAATAGCTGTTATTTGTTCAGCGGTTATACCAACCTTTACAGTATTTGCTTCAATCTCGTCAAATTTAGTCTTCGATAACAACCCCGCTCTTAAAGTTGAAGCCGAAGCCAACACCGCACTTGTCCCTAATTCAGGTACAACAGACACAGTAGTTTCAGTAACATCACCTTCCTCTAAAACTACATTCACAACTATACCCATTGCTGAATCCCAAAAATCAGTCATTGGTGATGACCAATAGTCAGTCATTTCAGATACCCAATATATACCAGTTCCACCACCAGCACTAGCTACATCTGAAATTAAAGCTCTTTTTAAATTTCCACTATCTGTAGTGTCTGAAATTACAACGTAATCAGTGCCTAAAGCTGTTACTAAATCTTGTCCGGTAATAGCAGTTTTATCTAGTGTTAATGTAGTTGACCCGGTAACATCTCCGGTATGAGTAGAATTAGTTACTTTTGCTGTATTTGCTGTTATAGCTTGAATATGCGCGGCAGTAGCATAACCGGTTTGAGCATCAGTTGCCGCACGAAAATTTAACTCCTGAACATCTAAACTTAGTCCACCATTAGTCGCTGTAGTATTCAACGTTACGATAGCATGTGAAGCAGCAATTGTTTGAAATGTTGGCTCAGCCCCAACACCATTACTTGTTAATACTTGAGTTGCTGATCCGGTTGTAACAAAAGCTGGATCACCAAGTGTATCATAAGTTAATAGATTCCCCGCAGTTCCCGAAGCCATTTTACCTAGCGTTATTGCGTTGTCTGAAACTGTACCCGCAATAGTTGCGGTGGATGCATTTCCAGTGGTATCTTGATCACCTATAATATTAACACCGGGAAGCGTTATATTAGCACTACCATCAAATGTTTCTCCTCCAATGGTTCTCGGGGTTTCCAGTGTCGTAGCAGTTGTTGCTGTACCAGAAGTACATACAGTATTATCTCCGGTATTAGTACCAGTATTCGTACCTGTTACAGTACCTCCACCAGTTGCAAAAGTCCCATCTGACAACGCAGTATTAAACTCCGCAAGTGTCCCGGATATTCCTACAATAGAAGTTTGATCAGCGGTAGCATCAGATGGTATACCTTCAAGCTTAGTTATATGCGCAGATGAGGCCATCCCGGCAGAAGCGTTTGTAGCCACCGGAAGAGTTACATCGTCAACTCCTCCATCAGACGTAATTGCAACTGTGTTAATACCAACTGTACCAAGACTAAGCGAAGTTGTACCAGAAACCGCAAAAGTATACCCTTCAGCAATTATAACATCTAGCGAATCAGTAGTTATATTTGTTGTTAGGGTATCCTCAGATAGCCCAGCTGCTAAAGTACTTTCAGTTATATTTACTTCTAAAACATTTTCAGCTACTTCAACTGCTGTAGTTTCTTCAGTTATATTAGCTGCTATATTACTAGAAGTTATGTCAAAAGTATAATCTGGCATATTATGCTATCCTTGAAGAGACTCCTGGAAGTACTGTAATTTCACCCATGTCAAGTACGTAAGTTTTACCCGCTGCAGTAACATAACGCAGTGAGTAATACATTGTCCCGGCTGTGAGCGCTGCAGTTTCAGTGTCAGTAATTGTTCCTGTAGTAATACCGTTTGTTGGGTCGCTAAGTGAAGTTATTGTAACCTCTAACTCCGGGGCAGTTGCAATTACTTTATCTACATCAAGAGTAAGATAAAACGTACTCCCGGTTATATCAACCGCAACTCCTTCAAGAGTAATAGCAATCCGAAAATCTTTTGTATCTCCTTGAACTATATCGGATAAAAAGCCGGGATAGTTATTTATTCCTGCCATTATTTACTCCTTTTTATTTAACTAAAGTTATCAAGCTATACAATCGGCATATAGACCATCTTTCTTATTAACAAAGTGATCAGACTCACGAGCCTTTTCTCTGTTGTCATGGTCATAAAGCTGTGATTCCTCTAAATCCTTAATCACATTTGAATATGTAACATCTAATGCCATACGTAACTCCGTTATATTCTAATTCCTAAAAATTTAATCCCATCACAATTTGAAATCGGCGGTGTATCTCCGTATTTCCAGATAAATGTGCTTACCTGTGGTTCGTACATCCAAAGCTGATTATTTGTATCTAAAATATGATGGATAACGTGAGGTATTCCCTCTACACCATTGTTCATTAACACTACATCAGACCTACCAAAGAGAATATTCCCGTACCCGCAGCGTGATAACCAACCCAGCGTACCTTTAACAAAGTCGTCACAATCCCGTTCATCTGCGACATAAGCCTTATTATTCATCGGGTTTGCTTTGGCTACGGGCAGTATCATTTCAGGGTTAATCAGCCTGTAAACTGAATCATCCTGGTTAAGACTCAACGGGTGAATACCTGTTATACTTCTTATCTGGTATCTTGCTTCGTTCCAGCCAATCTCTCTCATTTCACCAAGATCAGGTACAGGAGGATTAAGAATATCAGCGTAACCTTGAGCTTTAAACATTGACCAATCCCCTGCAAGCCACGCCACTAATTCATCCCCTGTTATCAACCCCATCGGATTGAGTATTTCAGCAATTAAAATATCTGGATGGATTGAAGGCTTCGGGCATTTCTCTTTAACAGCGATAGAAACCATCTGAAGCTGTACGCTGTCTGGCTGACCGAAACAAGCTATGCAATCTGCGTATAGACGTTCGTATTGAGTAAAATGGTAATACCCGCCTTCTATTAGATAGTCTTTAATTGTTTTCATTGCTGCCCACCTGTGCCAGATGAATAGTATTGTATTAGTGCTTGTTTTATTGTTGTCATGGTTTCCTTATTTGTATTGATACCTTATAATTACTATTCCTGAACCGCCGTCACCACCGTCTGCTGCACTTTCGCCATTTCCTCCGCCACCACCTGAACCGGTGTTATCTGTTCCATCTCCTGCTTGTACTAATGGGTCTTGATCTGAACCTACACCACCACCGCCAGCCCCGCCAGAGCCTCCTGTTGATCCTCCTGTAGTACCCCAACTTCCACCACCTCCACCGCCAGCTCTTGTTATTGGTGAACCTGTTATTGATGAAGATAGTCCATCTCCACCATCTCCACCTATTAAAGAATCTCCATTACCACCAACTTCACTGGCACCACCACCACCAGACGCAACATTTCCAGAGGAGCCGCCTGCGTACCCTTGGTTAGCAGTTCCTGCACCACCTGCACCAACGACCCCTCCGCCACCACCTGAACCTCCAGCAATACCGTTTCTAGCTCCAGAACCACCACCGCCGCCCCCAACGGAAGTAATGGAGCTAAAAATAGAATCCTCTCCATCTGTGCCATCAATACCCTCTGTGTCACCGACCCCACCGGCCCCACCGGCTCCTACAGTAATCGGATACGCTTGTGCGGTTACACTTAATGGGGTCTCTGTACTTCCTCCTCCACCGGAGGTTTCGCTTGCATAGCTATTTCTATAACCACCAGCACCACCACCGCCTGCATAATAATAACCACCACCGCCGCCCCCACCACCAACAACAAGATACTCAACAGTTCCAATACCTCCAAGATTCGTAACTGTAAAATCAGTACCAGTATCAGCAAGCAGAAAAGTATGGACTTTATAATCACCATCTGTGGTTATTGTTCCGCCTGTGGCTACCATATAGGATGTTCTAAAGTTCTTCCGTCTATTATTTAAATAAAACATAAAGCCCCCTTACCACGCACTCACGGTATTGGTTTTTAAGAATTGAATCCAGCAACCTATCAGCCATGCGTCCTCCGCCATATCATCTGTACCATCTGTGTTTCTATAAACTTCAAACTGAATTAAATCTCCAAGCGCGGGGGTTCCACCCACTGTCAAGGCAGGAGTTGCGCTTGTAACGTGCAAATCACCATCTGCAATAACCGTATCTGTTATCACTACAGCGCCACCCAAAGCAGCATCAATCGCATCGTCATTACTCAAGGCACCGGCCTTTATACCCCATTCAACTGTATCTGCTGCGCTTGCTCCAGTTGCATTACCCCAAAAGAACTTCACTTTAACTGTACTTCTATCCCAGGTTTCGGGCATCACCAAGGTAAACTGCGCTCTTTCTTCTGTAGCTCCTGTATCAAAGGCCAAAATATCAAGATCAATATCATTTGTCCCATACTCTTCAGTTGAAGCTGCTGCACCATTAGTCGTACAAGGTACCATTGCTCCCGCACCTATCCAAACAGTATCATAATCAGTACCTAAATCGGTTTTCATTTCAGCAACAGTCTTACCTTCAATACCATTTGCTGTAAACTTTCCATACTCACCATTATTAGGTGAACCATCTACTTCTAAAAGATTATCATCAGCAATACCAATAGTTTGCTCTGCTAAAACATCCGTGCCTATTGCAAGTCCAAGAGTAGTTCGTGCATTTGTAGCTGCTGCATCGTCAACTAAACTTGCTCCAAAAGCTGAAATCGTAGTAGAGGCAGGAAGACTAAGGGTCTTTAAATCGGCGTCAACCTCAGAATCCATTAAAGCCCCGGCTGCGGTTACATTCGTTGTGTCGGTTACATCTGCTGACGCTTCAATGGCATCGAGCTTGGACATTTGTGCAACTGTGGCAATTCCAGGAGGTTTAACAAGGAATGTGGTTGTTGTAAGTGCTGTAACTTTTATTGATTCATTCGCCGCTGCTGTATAGGTCGCCCCACCCTGTACAGTAATATTCCCTGCATGAGTAAATACAGTAGCTCCGGCGCAAATCAAAGTTCTTTCAGACCCCGCCTGATCAGCAGCTGGAAAATCAGTAATTGTCTCCGCACCAGTAAAATTAATAACATTACCAGCAGCCGCCCAAATCGCTGAAGTTGTAGCATGCGAGGCTACAGTTGCATAAGCATCGTTATACGCACCAGTGTAATCCGGCCCGGCGTATATCTCCGTATTCATTGTGTTTTGTCTGCCCCAGGCTTCCCCGAAAGTATCACCTTGAACGATTGTTTGCTTTGCCATTTTATACCTCTATTTAAAGTTATTATGTTTTATTACTCATTACTGTATTCCATAGCGACACCCAAGTTTGGGGCTTTACAGTAAGCTTAAAAGTCGTGGTACTAAGAGCAGTTACTGTAACTTCATCATTTGCAGTTGCTGTATATGTTTCTCCGCCCTGGACTGTGATATTCCCAGCATGAGTAAATACACACGCACCTGCACAGATTAAAACCCGTTGGGCTCCAGCTTGATCAGCTGCAGGAAAGTCTGTAATAGTTTCAGTCCCGGTGAAGTTTATAATATTCCCCGCTGCTGCCCAGATTGCGGAAGTTGTGGCATGGCTGGCTACTGTGGCGTAGGCTGCATTTAACGCTCCAGTTAAATCACCACCAGAGGTTTGTAAAGCACCTTCAAGAGTAGTAATCTGAGCTGCTGTAGCAAGACCCTTTAAAGCATTAGTCGCGTCTCTAATATCATCTGCACCGCTGGTATGTGTGGCTGCGTGAGCAACCATCTCATCTAAAGTTAGCCATGCAGAACCTTCCCAGAAGAATTTTTGAGCTTCTCCTACTGAAAGTACTACTGAATTTACTGTAATCGAATCAGTCGAAGTGTCATTATTCGCTACAAGAAATTCTTTTTGCAAAGTAGTTACGGTAGGATTTGCTATGGTTTGAGCGTTACCTGCTGCGGTGGTAGTAATAACTACTCCATCATAAGCATTAACTGTTGCTGCGGTAACTGCGGCTGAAACGCCGGGGTCTGTCGAAGTAGTGAAATTTGTTCCTACAGCCTTAGTCGCGTCAATACCCCAGGCAGAGCCTGAATAAAGATACCAGACTTTCGTATCCGTCTCAAAAAACTCATCTCCGGGGTTAATATCTGTAGGTTTAGTATCCGTACTAAGCCCCATCCATGTATGTTTTACCTCATACGGCCCGTAAACAGTCATAATTAATTCTCCTCTACCCAGGCTGACCCTGAATATATATAAGTATCCCCGGTATCGGTTTCGTATATCTCTGCACCAACTACCACATCTGTGGGTTTAGTATCGGTGCTAAGACATACATACCTTACTTTTGTCTCAAACGGGCCTGTGATAGTCATCTTTATATCCTTTTATTTATATATTTAATGGTTTTAACGGTTAAGCCCGCTAACATCATTCCGTCCACACCGCAAGCGGTGTGCCCGTCATGAGAGGTAAGTAAGGGCCCCCAAACAACATGCAATGCCCCGCGGTTTACTGGGAACCCGATTACCAAAGGTTGTTTGGTCGAGCCGCTCTCCAGCTAAGCTCAGCGGGCTCCGGTAATCGGGTTCTTTATTAGTATCAAACACAATAATCCTTAAATTCAGTAGTCTTTAGAAAGCGTTTTACGTTTGCTTCTGTTAATTTAGTTTTTGTCTTTAGAAACCAGCGCCACAGGGTTACCCGAAGTCTATTGGTATATTCCGGTCTGGCGTTTAAACTACCATTAGCTAGTAAAGACCCGCGTTTATTAAGCTTTGTAACCTTCTTATGACAAGAGTAGCACAAGTAAGTTTTAATCTCGGGGTTATATGTAACATGGTGTTCTTGAAGGTGGTACGCGGAATTGCACTTAATGCAGTTGTTTTTAAAGTCATGTCGCCAGGGAATACTCTGCATATACTTTTTTCTACTCACTTTAGATTTAAGTCTGGCTTTTTCGTCCCTTTTTAATTGTTCAATTTTTTCTGTCCAACGCTCTTCTTTTGATATAAGGCCAAGCGCTATAGCCGCTTCAACTGCTATGGACTCTTTACCAGAAAGATTAATTTTTGGTTTTCTTCTTCTAACCCGAGTGGGTGGCTTTTCTTGTAGCGGCTCCGCACCCAGCGATTCAACCAGCATATCCAAGGCTGATTGCTTCTCAGAAAGGTCAAAATTTGACGCTTTATGCTTAGAAATTACCGTCATCTAAGATCGCTAGCTCCTCTGCAAGGGTTTTCTCTTTAGGTATTTCGGTACCAGGTTCCGGGGTAACGTCTATTGAGTCTGCTTCCAGGGCATTCTCCTGCTTTTCCAAATACACAAGATGAGCAACAAGCCCCTTTATCTCATTAGGTTTACCTTCCATAACCTGTTCTTTGTCTTTCAGGATCTTGTAAGACATAACCAGATCCCGGAGGTTCGCTTCTTCTATCTTTTCCGGGGTAATTGCTTCGAGAACCCTAGCTTGAAGTTCGGTAAGTTGGAGGGATTGTATCGAGCGATACTGGAGTAAAAGACCCTGTTTCTTTTGTATTTCGGCTATGCGACTACGGAGCGTCGGGGCGGATACACCAAGCTCAGTGGCAATGGCCGGTACTTTCTCTCCCCGCATTAGCAGATCAAGAGCCGCTTCCATATCCACTTCTTTTTTGCCTCTTCCAGAGTTCTGTCCGCCCACTTTACACCACGCCTTCAGAATAAGTAATTACATAGTCTGGATTAGTTATTGGTGTATATGGATAAGTATAAACAGGATAAGTATAAACAGGATAAGGTAAAAGCTCTTTACCTTCAAATAATTCTTTAAGTTCTTTGTAAAGCTCTTTAGCTTCTTGTAAAGAGTATTCTTTATTATTTATCAAAAGCTTTGTTTTACCCATTTCTTAACTCCATCTAATCTTTCTGTAAGGTTTTATAAAAAATCCCTCTGTCCAATCAGCCCAGTTACAGGCGAATAAAAAAGCATCGTTTTCGGGAAGCCTTTCAGGTACAAGAGGTGGTGTGTTTGCTTGAGTGACTTTTTCTTTAGGTTTTTCTTCAGTCACTTTATTTCTCCTTAGATGCTCCGACAAATAAAAGGCTGGTTTAAAATATCCTGATGCGTACAATCCCCATTAGGTCCCGGGGAGTATCTTAAACAAGTTTCTTCTTGGCTATCCGCCATACAGTAATAAATCACCGAAAGTTGCCTATGATCAACCAGCGGGTTACAAGGCTTTCTGTCTTTCTTTGTGGTGCTTAGTGAGGTGGAAAGCGATTTTTCTATTGTAGTTATATCCATATTAAACCATATCATGTTTTGGATTAGATGTCAATAGTTTATTTTCATACCTAGAATAAAAATCACACCCGGTGGAACGCCGGTATCATTAAGGGATTACTTTTACAAAATTTACCTTATGGGGAATCTGGGGGTTGAATATACAAAAATAAAGGAAGTATGGCCCTCGTACCCCCGGCTGAATGAGATTCATTTTCTGAAGCTGGTTCAGTGGATGAACGTCAGTCATTGTTTGAACCCGGTTCAGACTTTGATCCAGAATTAATCACTGAATGAGATTCAGAAAGTTAAACCAATTCAAACACTGAATGAGATTCAGTAAATGAACCAACCCCCATACCGGATCTGCAGAATTTAAATCCCTTGCAAGTACCATGCCAACCAAGCAATTGAATGAATTTTTATATCTGTGCCTTGCAATAACTATGCCAATGTTTACACCAAACCACAATTAATCACAACTGGTTTAATCCAACCAGCCTTGGTCAAATCCAACCGGGATAAATAAACATATCGTTGGAGAGCTGCATGTTACCGTTGTGGCACGGAGCTTGCATTATATATATATAACAATTGGAAATGGAATCCCATGCAAGGCATGGATGGCGTAAGCCCGGTGAATGGCAGCCATAACCAAAAACCCATGATCTTTGACATTATCGTGACCGGGCAGAACAAATTAAGGTAGTCCGTAGGTTTAATTCCTGATTGGAGGTATCGAATATTAACTTTTAATCAGGAGGTTTGAAATGAATAAATATCAGTGGGTTTTTGAAAGATTTACTGAATTACCTGAAAAATACTGTTTCACACATATGGTAATTAAATACTTTTGTTCTGAAAGATTAAGAATTTTTTACTATAATAATGTATGGAATGAGACTGAAATTTATAGAGTAAGGTTTAAAAATAAATATTAATAAAACGCAGGTTTGATACCTGCAATCAGGAATTAAACAAAACCCAAACTTTTTAAAATATGCCTTTCCAAAAAGGAAGGTAAATTATGGCAAAAAGACTTATTGATTGGACTTTAGTAGGAAGTGTTTTGGCAATGGGAAAGTATATTGATTCAGATACTCCAGCAGATGAATTGGAAAAATTTGAGATTGAAAAACTTTATCCAATGTTTCCAGATTTTAACGAAGTTCAAAAATTCCTGGTAGTTTACGGAATTAAGCAAAAATTGGCAGACTGTGGGAGCAGCGTGAAAGTTGCCGAGGAGAAAGCTAAGCTAGCAAAGGCAAAGTTTCAAGATTTTGTAGATGGTAAGCTAGTTGGTGAAAGGGCAAATGGAACTGGAGCTAAGGAGAATAAACGCCTTGTTGGGAGTCTGAAGGCTGTCTGCCAAGTTGTTAGTCTGGAAGGTTTAAATGCTAAGAAATGTTTCTTTCCAGATACGTTTACTAAGGACGACCAGAAGAAGTTGGATGAATTTAACATGCTTGCAGCTGAGCATTTGATTAAGCAGAGGAAGATGAAGAAATAATTTTAAGTTTTTAAGATTTAACACTTAACCGGAAAGGTATATTTTAAAGGGTTTGGGTTTGGAGTAAAAATTAATTTTAATTGGAGAACTTAAAATGAAAAGTTTTTTAAAGACTAAGCGTTGTTCTGGACAAGAGCAAGTTTTAAAAAATTACGGAGATGAAGTTTGGGCCTGGCTTTGTGACGAAATTCGCTGTGAAAAGTTTTTTACTATTGCAGCAAGTGCTGAAAATTGTCCTGTATTTAAGCATCTTACCACAAAAACAAAAAGACTGTATATGGCAGCTATTTTAACAAATATTCTTTTAGAATATGAAAGTAAGAATAACTCTAAAAGTTGCCCTATTAAACGCCTTAATAAAACCTTGTTTAAGATGGTTTAAAAGTTTTAAAAGCTTTAATGGTTTAAGATTTTAACATTTAATTGGAGGTTTTGAAATGACAAAGCATGAAGCAATTAGAATTATTCTGGATGACACAAAAGCATATAGAACAAGTTTAAATTATGCTGTTAATTACTGTAAGGCTGCAATGAATATGTTTCCAGATAGTTCAGAATTCCGTACCCAGACCCTTTACATTCTTAATAATATTAAGTACTGGAGACACCCACAGGCAAAAGAAGTAAGAAAGGTTTTAAAAGCGAAATAGGTTTAAAAGCAGGCTTTTACCACACTGGTAGAGGTCTGCTTTTTATTGGTCTTTATGGTTTAAGATAGAGAATTTCGATTGATTTAAGAATGGTCAATATTTGACCTTTTAATGTAATAATGTAATAATGTAATTTTGTTACCCATTTACCATGTTATCATGTAAATGGGCATGGCTTCCGCCCACCCTTTTCTTTGACCTTTCTTATTCGTTCCTGTATTCTTCTTAATTTTTTGCCTTCTTTCCTT